TTCTTCCTTTTCTTTTCGTGGCATGCTGTACAGGTCGGGTACCAGCGTGACCGCATCCAAATGTCCGTGAACGAACTGTGCCGCATCACGGCAAGCCCAATACAGATTTATATCCCGTTCCTCATCGCTTTTGCCTGCCGCATAGTGGTTGAATACTTCGATATCGGTCCATCGGTTTTCTATCACCCGGCACTGCTCCAGGCTGACAGGGTCGCCCTTCTCGCGCAATGCGTTCAATACGTCCTCTATTATTTCTTTCTTGACCATAGTATAGCAGTATTTAGTATCCGATCATTTACCATTAATCATTGTTTGTTTTTTCTTTTCTCGCAATTGCCTCTAACTGCCGTTTCACGTCATGCAGTTCGTTCACTGTCATACGGCTGATGTCCTTGCGGAACTTGGTCTTGTTCCGAGCCCACTGGTTGATCTTCGCCTTGTTCATCTCTCGGTCTTCCAATGTGTCCGAGGAAAAGCCTTTATTGAGGAAGGAAATCTGCATGCTCAGGTGGTAGATGCTCCGCAGCAGTGCGCGGGCTTCCTGCTGCATCAGGGGCTTAACACGTTCCTCGTAGTCGGTATTGATGCGCTTCAGCAGGTCCGAGGCCTCGCGCATGGTCAGATCCCGGGTGCTGCGGGTGCGGCCGTCGGTCATGGTTTCGATGAAGTCGTGCCGCTGTTCGGCATCCCAGCCCGCACGGGTGAACCAGGCGTGCAGGGCTTTCAGTTGTTGGGGAGTGATGGTACGTTCCATAATTTTTTAATTAAAAATTCCTCATTCTTCATTCTTCATTTTCCCGTGGTACTCCTCCGCCTTCTCCGGCCAGATGTCGTAATAGCCTCGGGGACCGATGAAGCGACCCTTGGAGAAGGCGCGGTAGCCCTCGACGTAGATCTTCAGCGAGGCGTCGTAGGCCACCTTCTTGGCACTGCGCCCGTCGGGGTTCTTTCCGGCGGCATGGCTGATGAAGATGAGCAGCTTGTCGCGGTGGGCCTCTTTGAAGCGGATGTACTGGGCATAGGTCATCTGGGTATATTGGAAGCTGTCTATCACGTAGAAGTCCGGCGACTTACGGCGGTCCATGCGCAGGCTCAGCTGCTCCAGCGGCTCGGAGTCGAGCAGCAGGAAGCGGCGGTTTACGTCCTGCATGCGGAAGCGGCGCAGCGTGTTCTGCATAGTCAGGCAGGCACCTTCCTCCAGGCTGTCGTAAGCCACGCGGCCGAAGCGGCACAGCTCCTTGCATAGCTGCATCACAAAGGAAGTCTTACCGTTGCCTGTATTGCCCCAGATGAACCACACGCCCCGCCGCTCGGGTGCTCCGAAGGCCTCGGCCCATTCGCCCTCGAATTCCAGCGTGTCGAACTTCATGCTCAGCATCTCCTGCACGCCCTTGGCGTTGCGCTGGAAGGTCAGCGGTTTCTGTGTCTGTTCTCCGTTCTTCATG